CCCTTTTTTTTTTAATGATACGGCGACCACCGAGATCTACACACTGCATATCGTCGGCAGCGTCAGATGTGTATAAGAGACAGTTACCGTGCCGTCCGCCGTGGTATTTCCTACCACAGTGGCCCACGTCGGAGCCGAGCCTCCGCTGACACCTGCAAGTATCTGTTGCTGCAAATTGCCGTTAGAGTCTATGATGACTCCACCGTCATTGCTGTAGTACGTGTTTGCTTGCCACGAAGAAGACCCGAGAAACAATCCAACTTGCGCGACAGGAGCAGTCGGAGGTGCAACAATACCCCAATTGCTCAACGGAGCAGGGTAAGTTGAAATGCCTGTATCTTGATACGGACTTGCAACAGCCCCGTATTCAAGCTGTGCGCCGTAGGCGTAAACCGTGGCACTAGCCGAGCTAGCCGGATTCCGCACACTGACACGAATCTTCGGGTTCGTGTAAGAACCTAATGTTCCAGTCGCAGTGGCCCGAGTCCACGTAGACGTGTTCAACGTCACGTTTGCACTGGCAATGGTCGTAGAAGAGGTTGCTTCGTACAGAACGATCTGGACGGTTGGCGTACCTGTCTGTGCTTTTAGGTAGATGGAATACGTAGCCTGTGCGCCAGAGACAGTGAACAAAGAAGACGTGCCGCCGCCCGTTCCGCCATCTCGCACTTGCTGCGCGACCTCGGTGTACTGGCTAGCGCCTGTAGACGGGAACAAAATTTGGCTAGCGTTAACGACACTCGTGACAGGATTGGCAACCGCATTCAGTGTGACGGTCGCGATCCCGGCTCCGCCTGAAGTGAGCAACTGCCATCCCAGCACCGAACCTGTTGAGGCGGTGCCCACGGGGCCAGACATAGGAACCCAATTGAGAGTTCCATCCCATTTCAAATTCTGCGATGTTCCGGTCGCGATGTATTCGTAATTCCGCGACAATACTGCCTGCGGAGAATTCATCGTCTGTGGAGCAACCTGCAACGTGTAAGTAGTTCCATCCTCGTTGTAGGCACTGATCGTGTTCGTGCCGAGCGTCAGAATGCGCCGAGCATTCGTCAGATTGTTCTGATACATGAACAGCCGCTGCACGGCATAGTTCGGAGTAAAGAAACTTGCGTAGCCCCACCGACGACGGATCACGTCCATCCCCGAGAAACAGTTGTCGAGTTTCTCGAAGGAGTCGGGATTTTGCGCCGGAGCCTTTGCCCACGAATTGACACCGCTGTTGTAGAAGTCGTACCGCGTGAACTTGTACAACGGAAACCAGTAGTAAGACCCCTGCGGATATACTGGTTGAACCTGTGAAGGCATCGGCTGTAGAACCCCGTCTTAGAAAGGTTGAAATGCGTTCGTGAAGGAAGAGCCTGCAGCGTCAGGCTTGATGAAGTCACGCTTCGGAGACAAGTTTCTGTCTCGGATCATCGTGCGGACACCGTTCTGATAAATCGTGCCCCACATCTGAACATCGGATTGCTTGTTGAGGAATTGTGCCGCTATCCAATTGGTTCCCGCTGTGATGACATCTTTGTACTCATCAGGAATCAAAAGAGTAGTGCCTGCGGTTAAGCCGACAGGCCGTTGCTGCCAATACTTGAACTCGATGATGTAGCCGTCTAGCGGCGTCATTTTGTTCGTAGAGGGTGCAGTCACGCCTACAAGGGTGAGACCCGTGTTAGGTTCAGTCCATGAACTTCCAGTTGAGATCGGTGAGAGATTCTGCAACGTGAGATTGCCGTAACCCGTTGACAGCGTGCTAGTGCCTGCGTTGTAGGCGTAGACGTTGTACTGGTTGTACTGCACACCGCTAGCCGACGTTACGATTCCCGGCACCGGAGGCTTAACTACAAGTACCGAGTTCGCCGGAACGAACACTTTTGTCGGCGACGGCGCTGCCGTGGATTCGTTATTAAGGGAATCCACTAGCGTCACATTGACCCAATAAATTCGGGCAGGTAATGCTCCGGCCACCGCCGTGGTGCAGATCGGAGATTCAGGAACAGGCTGATATCCATTTTGATTGTTGGGAGCCGGAAAGACGCGCATCAAATAAGGTGCGCTAGCGTCTTCCACCCAAGCTTTGGGAAGATCAGTCCGAGAGGTGTTGTCTCGGTAATTGAGGCCAGGGCCTTCGGGTTTGAAATCGATCTTGTCTAGCTGTTCAAAGTTCGAACGATCAAACACGCTGTCTTCGTCGATGCGCTTCAGATTGGTGATGTTCAATCCTGTATCGACCGAACCAGCAGGATTGGTGCCCGTTGCACCGATCCAATAATCCGTGACTCCTGATTGCGTAATGAACTGCTGCGCTGCCGAGAGTAGGAACGTCCAGTTCGAAGTGCGAAGCATGTCAAGCTGCACGCGCTCTACGAACGAAACCAAAATAGTCTGGTCGGTTCCCGAGTTCGCTAGCTGCGAACGGATGTCCTGCGAAGTCAGGGCCGTGATTGTAGAGACGGTGAGCGCCATTAGTCTTTATCCATAACTTTTTCAACAGTTCGCGCTCCGGTATAACCGAGCAAAGCGAACTTGAAAATTGCGAGATAATCTGCGGGAATTGTCAGAGGAGCTAGTCCTTTTCCAGCGGCCAAATTAACCAAAGGAAAGACGAGCAGATTAATGCCAATCGCTGAAGCCATGATCCAGAGGAAGAGGGGCCGAGCGCGACGTACAAACCAATCACTGGAACTGGAATCTGTACGAATATTCTGACCAGCGATATCGTTAAGTTTCGCGTCATAATCTTTGTCAGCCTGTTCCGCCTGTGCCTGCAATTGCGTCATCTGCATTTGCATGTCGGCCTTTTTTTCGGGCGAGAGTTTGATCTCATCCATGACCGACTTGAACAGTTGTGCCACACCACCGCTAAAAATTTGTGAGAGGATGCCCATGATGTTTTTCCTAGACGGGGTTCTAAGGCCGATGTTATTGCCAGACGCCTGTGCGCATTTGCTGGGCTAGTCGTGTTGCACGAGGGCCGACTTCCGTGGCCCACTTGGACTGAAGCATTTCGAAAGAGGCTTGGTCGTACTTTCCAGTCTGGACGTAACCCAGCATGTGGTGAAACTGAAGGAGACCTTCGACGCCCATGTTGAAGGCCATGTTTTCTAGAACGCCGCGACGAGCGTCGTCTAGCTGATAAACCCACGGAAGCGCGGCTTGAAGTTTGGCTTGGACTTCGGCGATATCGTCAGACAACAACATCTCCGCTTCGGTAGCAGAGATGCCTTTGTCATCGAGGTTTCTACCGATACCGATAGTTAGCTTGCCTACCGAATCTCGGTAGGGCTTTAACCGAACCCCTTCGTCACGAAATAATTGTTCTACGAGAGTCATGCGAATTTACTCGCTGTTGTACTTGAACTCGCGAGGGCCAAGCTGTTCGAGGGCGCGGCGATTTACTCGGCCCATCAGAAGCTGGAGCGTGGCTTCGTCGTTTACTTCGAGAATGCGTTCGAGTTCATCCCCAAGGTCGGGGGAGACGTAATAGGTTTGACCACGGTCGTAGCGGTCTGAATTAATGGCAGCGCCCTGATGCGGGTGGCCCAGCTTGTCGTACTCGGGAATGGAGACGTAGACGCCGTCGCTTCCCTTGTAGTGCTTGATAGCTTTGGAGGTATCGATCTTCTTTTTCGGCATTGAAAGTTAATCCTTGTGGGGTTGAAACATTGCTCGTGACTTGTGAGCAGACGGGAGAGAAGAGGAAGCGGGGCCGGAATTAACCAGCCCCACTTTAGTTCGCCAACTAACCAATGATTAGTTGTTGATGCTGTTCGCACCAGACGACAGAACGGAACGAATCCAGTTCTGGTTGCTGATGACGGACTTCATCATGAACTTATAGCCAAGCAGATAGTTCTGATGGAGCGCATCAGAGTGTCCGCCCGGAGGGGTCACGTAGACCTGCAGAGACTGCAGATCGCTGACCTGATAGGCTTCGCGGCCCACGGCGAAACTGTTGTAAATCTTGTTGGTCGCGCCAACCGTCGCCTGCGCGGTAGCCGCAAACGAAGGAGCGTTCGACACAACAATGTCAAAGTTCGCCAGCACACCAGCCTGACCGTTCCAGATTTTCTCTGGAGCGCGGAACTGGTTCGACGCCTTGAAATCAGGGTCTTTCAACAGACCAGCGTTCACCTGCGGAGGGCAGACGAACACATAGTTCTGACCACGCACCGGACGAGCCGCCTGATCCTGCAACAGAGCAAGCAGGGCAACGAGATCGGTATAACCAATCAGGTCGCTGGCAACCAGTGTGGTGTTACCCGCACGGTTGTTGGGGCGATACACGTTCGAAGCTGCAGCCAGCACGTTGAAGATCAACTGGTCGTAGGTTTCAGCCGCATTCAGACCCATACGGTTCAGGGTCAACTGAATGACGGGGTGACGAGCGGTTAACTCGGCAATTTCCGACAGACGAGCGACGAAACCGTACTGTTCCATGGTGGCTTCAACGAAGTTCACGGTGACGCCAGTCGCATCAGGTGCGATGGATTCAGTAAGCTGCGACGGAGTGGCCGCAACGCTGAACTTCTCCAGACGGGTGAAGCGGATCGTCTTGGAAGCGCCAGCAGGCATGGGCTGCTTATCACCGAACTGATCCAGCACGGTGTTTGTGACAGCCACTTCAAGAGCCTTGGCCGACATATAGGTGATCATCTCGGCAGCGGTAGAACCCGCATTACCTGCGGTTCCACTGGTGACGGTGATTACATCGGCTCCAAAGCCCAAAAGGGTAAAAAGAGTTTTCAGGAAAGACATTTGACTTTCTCGGATTAGTCCCCGAGCATTTATTTGCGCCAAGTGACGTCCGCTTTACCAGACTGTTCAAACGCCTCAATAACTGCCTTCCGCTGATTTGCATCAGTGAGGTTGGGATTGCGAGGTACAGTTATTGTCTGTGGCGGCGAAAGCTGAGTCTGTTGCGTTGTAGGACGCACTGGCTGCTGGGGAGGTATTGCAGCCTGTTGCTGCTTAATCAACTCAGGAAGAGTCCGAGCCTGATGGAGTTGGAAAGACATCTTGTAGAGGTCTTCAAGCTGATGCCGATACTGAGCATTGCTCTCACTGACCGCAATTGCGTTCGCTAACGACGGATGCGCTTGTAGCGTTTCCTTGAAACTATTCGAATTGTGAAACTTATCGAAACCGGGGAGTTCGTTGCTGACTTTCGCTACGGCACTGGTCTTGGATTGCTCCATGAGCATTCCAATGTAGGGCGCGTACTGAGCCTGCGTTTGTTCCTCGATGAGTCGTTGCTGAGTCGCGAAGTATGCATTAGGATCGTTGTTGGCGTAAGCCTGATACAAATCCTGAAAATACTGTTGCGGGTTATTGACGTAGCCTTTTGGCTGTTGAACCTGCCCGTTCCCTTGAGGCTGCAATTGCGGCTGGGAAGGAAACTGCGGCTGTTGAGCCACAGGCTGACCTGTGAGTGGATCAATGCCAGTACGCTCCACGGCGAACTGACGGAGTTGACTGATCAGGGTATCTTTATGTTCGATCCCTGAAACCGCGTCCTCAATCGACTTGTAGACTGTTCCGGTTTTTGTCTTCAGTTCAAACGCTTGTGGCAATGACTGCGACGTTGACGGAGTCTGCTGATCCGCCTGTTGTACAGGAGCAGGATCAGAAGGCGATGCGACTTGCGGGGTTTCCGGTGTAGTTGGAGCCGAGGTCGTCGGCAAAATGTCCGGTTGCCCACCACCGAAAAGTGTGGCAAACGAGACATCCAAACCAGAATCGTTAGCTAACGGCGCTGGTGTGGGGATTGGATCATTAGGCATTGGCTGTTCCTTGTGGGATAAAGCGCGAAAAATTTGGGGAGATACGGGAACCCTTGTGGGGCGTGGTGTACTGCGGAGAAATGGCTGGCACGGCTGGACTCGAACCAGCAACCACTCGGGTAACAGCCGAGCACTCTACCGATTGAGCTACATGCCAAAACTTGAATTACTTCTTGAGATCAGAAATTGCAGAATGAATACGATCTTCCACGGCGCGAACGTCGGCACGCAGCCGGGACTCGACAGCGTGAACGCGATTGCTACCGATGACTCCACCCGCGAAACCAGCTAGAGCGACCGTAACGAGTATGATGACAAATTCCATGGTTATTCCCCTACTCCTTCAATAAAAGAAAGCGATTGCGAAAGGGCTACAAGTTCGTCCTCATTCGGATCGCGAGTCACGACATTGCTGGAATGTTCCACCGCGAGGAGGAACTGGTTCTCTACCCACGTCAGCCAGCGAATGCCGGACTGAAGCGACAGCACATCGTTCATGTTCTGATGTACGCCGTACTTCAAGGCGCTCTCTAAAGCCGCCCGTTGCAAGCGAATCTTGTTGATCAGGTATCCCATACCGGGATGTTCGGCTAAACCCGCTAGAGCCTTACGGCCAGCCTGATCAAGAGCGGGCATTCCCTTGGGCACTTCGACAATTTGGACTTGCTTGGGTCGATTGAAGAGTTTCATTTTTCACTTGAGACGGGGTTCTAGGGCCGATGCTTGCTTTGGAACCCTCGTAACACCCTCTTCCACTTCTCTGTGGCAATTAGCACAGAGCAAAACGCATTTAGCAACTTCGGCTTCCAGCATGGCAATTGTGACCGAAGCGGACGCGCTGCCGATGTTGAACGATTTTGTGGCGGGGTCAATATGATGAAACTCTAATGCCCGTTGACACTTAGCATAACCACAAATGCGACAAGATGACCCTTGTGTAGCACGAGCCTGTGCTATACGGAGTCTCTGGCGGCGATTTTTAAAGTAGCTTGGCTTAGTGCTGGGCATAAGAGCTGTCTCTTATACACATCTGACGCTGCCGACGATATGCAGTGTGTAGATCTCGGTGGTCGCCGTATCATTAA